CAGTTATATTAACACTTGATACTTTAGTGAAAGTGTTTATATAACATGTATAGACAGTAACAATGGAGAATACGAAATGATGATTTTAGAATTGAATAGTGGCATGGAAGTGACTAAGAAGTCTAGCCTGTCTGGCAAATCTAACACTATGGTGTTGGACTTTACTATGCCACAGTACATGGCTTGGAAAGGTGGAGCAATGGCACAGGATGCATTCCCACAATTGGATGCCGATGGACGTGAGTTCCTTATGACAGGTATTACACCTGCTGAATGGAATGAGATGTTTGCTTAGTCCGATGTCGGACCTAATTTATAACCCTAACTTATGAGGAACATACGATATGTATCAACGTGATGTAAATGAAATCAAAGGCTTTGTGAAATGGCGTGGCCCAGATGCTTTGGTAAACAATGGCCTATTCGTTCTGCTAACGATACAAGCTGGCCTGTCCACTGTCCGTGGTAGCATGGTCAAGGTAGAACGTGATGGCTATGACGCCGATTGCCTATGGGGTAAGAAGGCGGAAGGCTATCAGTATCTCGTAGAGAACAAGGATTATTTGTATGGCAAAGTGTACCACATAGCTGACACCTATGGATACAATACACCTATGGGTTGCCAAGAGATCATACGATTGTTTGCTGATGTACCTAACTTAGGTATGGTCAAAGCTGCATTCTTTGCACAGTGCTTAGGCTTCAATACAGCCTGTTTGGACAGTCACAATCTCAAGAGGTTTGACATACCTGACAGTGCAGTTAAGCTTAACCTCAAAGCTAAGGAGCCAACCATACGCCGCAAGATAGCAGAGTATGTACAGCTATGCTATGACTTACGTAGTAAAACTACTGCACCTGACCATATAACTTCCGCTGAATATTGGTGGGACAGTTGGTGCAGTCATGTAGCTGGCAATCGTGCCAACCGTGCCTTAGATACTGGTGACGTAGTGTCTAGGTTCCACGTTGAATGTGTAACATATGGATTTGAACATGGCTAAAAAGATATCTGTGGGGGTTGTAAATCCTGTGGCTAAGGCTATGCTGCAAGAGCGCAAGTCTCCACAGGTAGTGCTGCCTAAGAAGGGTAGCAAGGCTAAACGTAACAGAAGTAAGGACAAGATCAATGCAATACGAGATGCAAAACTTCATCAAGATGACCAAGGCTAAGTCCGATGTCGGACCTAAACCAAAGCGAGATGATTGGAAGCGTGACAGAGATACGGCACGTAAGACCAAAGTAAAGATGCAACGTGGCATCACCAATTTTAAAAGCAAGAGGACAGCTTAACATGGCTACTTATATGATATACCAACGTAACAACGTAAACATTGACCACATCAATGCCAAACCCAATGGCGTCTATGCCAAAGCGTACTTTGCATTAGGTATGCCGACACATGACACTGTAGAAGACGCAGTGTCAGATGCCATATATCACGAGATGTATGAACCCACGATGATTATGCACGATGCTACAGATGGATTGCGTACCCCATTTGAGGCCATCTTTGATGAGGGCAACGGCTATGGCAATGGTACTATATCTAGCCATGATATTTGCAAACATCCCAGTATGTCAGTAGGCGATGTGTTAGTAGACTTGACACGAAAGCAGACTCATGTATGTATGCCGACAGGTTGGCACGATGTAAACGTCAACGTACAACTAGATTACAACCCACTTAACAACATCACAACAGTAGCATAAGGAGCTATCACCATGACAAACACAACACCAACAACCCGCCCAGTAGTTAAATCCATGAAGCCTGAGTTGTATGTACAACATACATTCCACATGCAGAGGGCTATTAGTTACACATATAACTACTCATCTTTGGATGACTACATCCTACAAAATTGGCAGGACAAAACTCAACGTGCCATTTCGTATGACACCAATGAGCTTATGACTCGTGTTCAGTATCGGTGGGCTATCTTGCGGAAACTTGAGTTGATTGGACACAAGAAACCACGCATCGGAAAGAAACAGCTTGTTCGCTTGATGACTGAGCGTAAAATGATTACGACTTGGCTAACAGCAATTGATAAAAAACTAAAGGGAGTAGTATAATATGTTTGTAATCTTTGCAACCAAATCACTAGGCGATGGCAGCAAGGGCTTTCGTTTTAACATCTTGGGTACAAAGGGATTGGTGCGTAAGCGGCGCATCAAATCTCGTGGCCTCAAGTTCTTCCAACGTAACAAGTGTATGACTGCCCACCACATGGGTAAGGTAAGCTTGTACATTGAACGTAACCGTAATGCAGCACGTAAGCTGTCACATTTTGCAGGGTAGGAGAATACCACATGGATAAGAAATTAAAAACAAAACTCACACGTGATGAAGTCGTACAAATGCTTGACTTGTACAACACACTTGACAATGCGCTAGACAACATAGTGGAATGTCTGGACGTAGACATCTCTACACTGCGTGAATTGCGGCAGAAGGCATACGACTTGCAGGAGTTGTTTAACTTTCGTGCAGTTGTAGACGAAGATGGACACCCAAAGCATTGGAAGTCTAAGGTATTACCTGACGCTGACAACGCATGGTACTATGAGCCAAAGGAGTAAACACACATGGCTGTAATGGCATACGATATAACACTTGAGATCAACAACGTAAAATCTGTCGTTAAGTTAGACGGTACATACCCTGCGGTAAATGATTGGAAGTCAGCGACAGAGTTTGCCATTCACATGGCTATGCATGACTACCCCGGTTGTCGTATTGATTTCATAGACTGTGCTGAGTATGTACATGAGGAGTACACAAGCTATGGATACATACATCAAACCCCCATTGCCGTGCAGTAACGGTACAGAGGATGATCCGTGTGACGATTGGTCGGGTCATCCATTACCTAAGCCACAGAAGGAAGATAAGAAATGATTGCAACAGCATTGGTGTGTCTAGCACTTAACGTATACCACGAAGCACGTAGTGACCCTATCGTTGGGCAGTATGCAGTAGCCCAAGTTGTCATCAACAGGGTGCAGCATGACAGTTGGCCTGACGATGTATGTTCTGTAGTACATCAGGGGTATCATAAGGGTAAGCACCGCTGTCAATTTAGCTGGCACTGTGACGGTAAATCCGACACACCCCGTGAAAAAGTAGCATGGGCAAGGGCCATGATTATAGCTGACGATGTGTTGTCGGGGCGTGTACCTGACATGACCGATGGCTCGACACACTATCATGCCCTGTATGTCAAGCCCTATTGGGCTAAGTCACTCAAGTATCGTGTGACATATGGATCACATAAGTTTTATGAATAGCTTACCGTTACCAGTACAGGGTAGACATATACTATACAACTATGGCACAGTTGCCATACATACAATCATAAGGAGAACACAGTATGCCGTTTGATATTCCACTTCACTTAGACTTTGACGTATCGTTTGAGGACACACGTATGGCTGACAAGAAGTACGTCATCAATGAGACAACAGGCCAACCACTTGGTATCGTTGGTAAATCTTTCCAGTGTGCATCACATGGAGATTTCTTTCGTGGTGTAGTTGACACTGCAACAGAGACACTAACTGCACATGACTTAGAAGATGCAGACTTCAGCTTCCGTACTGCACGTAATGGTGCATGGGCTATGCTGGACATCACCCTGCCTAACGTAACGTCAACCATCCAGACTGATCAGTTCGAGACATCCATTGGCAATCGTATCATCAGCCTACATGGTATTGATGGGTCATGTAGCAACCAAGTATTCTTTGGTGCTATTGATTTCTTCTGTACCAATGGCATGATCACTGGCGATCACGATAAGGTGCGTAAGAAAAACACTGCCAACTTCTCAATGAATAGTTTCATCTATGAATTGAACCGTGCTCGTACAGACTTCTACCAACAGGCAGAACAGATGCAGGTATGGGCGCAGACTAGCCTCAAGTATGTAGACGTAGGCACCCTGCTTGATGACATGCTAGGGTCTAAGCGTAAGGCTGAGAAGATGTACGGTTTGTACATGTCTGAGGCATCAACCCGTGGTCACAATAAGTTCGCACTGTATAGCGCCATGACTAACTATGCCACCTATGCTGATGAACGCAATGGGTTCAACCTCAAGTCAACAGGCAATGACACACAGGCAATCAGCATGTGGTCACGTGAGCAAGAGGTAAGTAAGTGGGTCAGTGATGACAGGTTCCGTTTGTTGGAGGCAGCGTAATGGGCATGTCAGGAAAAGACTGGTGGGAGTACATCAAGTGGGCTTCTTCCCACCACCTTACGGAAACATTCCCCGATGATATTTTATCTGAATCAAAAACTGATGAGTATGAAATGCATGAAGAACGTTTGAAATGGATAGACCGCCATGTCATAGAACGTAATGAGTATCGGGATAGAGATGATATTTTTGATGACATACATGTGCTTGCTGAAAGCACGTATCAACTGGTGAAGGAGAAGCTTAATGGATAGGTATGTAGCAGAAGTACGTAAAGGATTGAGTGACGATACACAGGAAGTTTACTTGTATGCCTACTCAAAGGATCATGTCACTCAAATATTGAAGGACTATTTTATAGTAGAATTGAGGAGGGTGTATGCCTAACTTACCACGCTATGTACAAGAGCGAGTGTCACCCTCTGGGGTGATCTCGTACCGCTTCAATCCGCCGCAGCCTCTTGTAGATGAGGGTGTGGTGCAACGTGAAGAGTATGGCACTGACCTCAAGGAAGTGCGTAAGATTGTGAAGGAACACAACGTTGCAATAGATGTATGGCGTTACGAACAGTCTCTTGTTATACAAGTAAAGCCTAGCAGCAAGGTGACTGATTTGATAAACTACTACTATCAATCTAATGATTTCAGTATGTTGCGTGATACAACTAAAGTGGATTACAGATACTTCCTTACCATTCTCCACCAGACAATGGGTGGTAAGAAGTATGACAGTGTAACATCTAAGGTTGCCAAGCAGGCATACGAGGATTGGGTTAAGCGTGGCATTAGCTTTGCTAACCATGCAGCTACCTGTGCCAGTAGGGTATACAACTATGCCATACAAATGGAACACGTTACACAAAATCCTTGGGCTAACATCAAGCGTAAGGCATTGCCGCATCGTAAGGTAGTGTGGTCACATGGTGAGGTGATCAAGTTCCTTGATACTGCATACTCTGACTTTGAATACAGAAACGTGGGCCTCATAGTACAGATGGCATATGAGTGGTGTCAAAGGCTAGGTGACATGCGTAACCTCAGGTGGGATAACATTGACCTGACCTATGGTAAGTTAGAGTTAGAACAAAGCAAACGTAGGACTGACGTTAGCCTGCCTATCTCTGCTACCTTACTGCACATGTTGAAGGAACAGCACACTGACTTTGGGTTCCAAGACTACGTAGCACCTCACCCACGCCCTGTGATGGGTAAGTATGAACCGTATGCAATGGAACGCTTATCAAAGGTAGGCCGTAGGGTAATGAGACTGGCTGCATTGCCAGAGGAACTACGATTGATGGACTTACGTAGGACAGGAGTGACACAGATGATTGACAAAGGTGTGCCAATTGGGCAACTAATGTCAGTGACAGGACACAATCATGTGTCTTCTGTGAAACCATACATGAAGCATACATATGATTCTGCAAATAATGCCTTGACACAAAGAAATGTCAGTGTACAATCGAATGTAATGAGTAACAAAGAAAGTAATATGTAATGAATATACTTAGTATTATACATGATCTATCACTTGTTAATGGTGAGACAAAGCGTATGGCTTGTCCTGTATGTAATACTAAGAACACTTTTACTGTTACAAATAACATGGGTTCTATCGTATGGAATTGTTACAAGGCAAGCTGCACGGCAGGTGGTGGCACACGTACATCACTGACTGCCAATGACATACGTAAGACATTGGGACGTGTTGCAGAAGAGACACATGCCATAACATTCGACAGACCTGAATGGTTTGTACGAGACTACAAAAAGATTGCATCCTTCTCTGACCAATGGCAGTTAGATGCACAAGACTTAGGGCTGTTGTATGACGTAAGAGAACATCGTGTGGTGTTCCCTGTTGTACACGGTGGAGTTACAGTAGATGCCACGGGTAGATCACTAGGTAATCGTATACCTAAGTGGAAAAGATATGGTAAGAGTGTATTGCCATACGTATCTGGACGTGGTAAAACTGCTGTAGTTGTTGAGGATTGCGTGAGTGCTGCCGTTGTAGGTAGTGATGTATATGTCGGGGTAGCAGTGTTGGGTACTTCCCTATCTAATGGACACAAACAGTACTTGTCGCAGTTCTCATCAGCTATAATTGCACTAGACCCCGATGCCTTACCCAAGACACTGCAATTTGCTAAGGAATTACGTATGTACGTTGACAACGTTAAGGTGCTACGACTAAACGATGACCTCAAATACCGACAGCCATCCGACATGGCAAACCTTTCAACACTAGGAGACTAACACATGGAACTATCACTCATTCGTAGCTTGATGGACAAAGAATTCTATGACGAACATCGTGGCTCACGTTGCCCTGATCGTTTGTTCAGTAAGGATGTACGTAAGATCAAGCAGTCTATCGACTCAGCTATGGATCGTTACGAACGTACCGTAACACCAGCGGAGATTGAGGCGTTGTTCATGGCTAACAACCCAACCCTCACTACGGCACAGCGTCAGGCATACAGCCACCTGTTCCTGCAAGTAAGTAAAGAAGCACCAATGGGCAGTGACATTGCACAGGAGGTACTGTCTAAGCTGTTCCAACAGGTAGTAGGTGAAGACATTGCCAACCTTGGTTTCGACTATGTAAATGGTGACAAGACTAGCCTTGAGCCACTGCGTCAGATGCTTGAGCAATACGGAGATGACTTCACACCTAACCTACGTATTGAGTGGGAAGACATTGACCTTGATACCATCATTGCAATGACTGACCTTGAGTCACAGTGGACATTCAACATCCCTACGTTGACACGTAAGGTTGAGGGCATCAACGCTGGTCACTTGATTGAGGTAGGCGCACGGCCTAACACTGGCAAGACATCCTTCCATGCCTCACTTGTGGCTGGGCCGGGTGGGTTTGCATGGCAAGGTGCTAAGGTAGTTGTACTATGTAACGAGGAAGGCTACCACCGTGTCGCTCACAGGTACATAACTGCCGCAACTGGGATGGATAAGCACGAGATTGTTAAGCATCGTCAGAAGGCTATGGAAGTCTTCGCTAAGATCAGACCTAACATCATGTTCAAGGATGCAACAGGACGTGACATGAATTGGGTTGAGTCAGTATGCAAGTCATACAAACCTGACATTGTTATCCTTGACATGGGTGACAAGTTCTCACGTATGGCTGGCTTCTCACGACCTGATGAATCACTGAAGGCTAACGCTATACATGCACGACAGATTGCTAAGCAACAAGATTGTGCTGTGTTCTATATGTCACAGTTATCTGCGGAAGCAGAGGGTAAGGTTGTACTCAACCAAGCCATGATGGAGGGATCACGTACAGGTAAGGCTGCTGAAGCTGACCTTATGATTATGATCTCTAAGAACCCTACGGTAGAGGGGCAGGAGGAAGAAGACAACCAACGCCACATCAACGTGGTCAAGAACAAACTGTCAGGCTGGCACGGTATTGTACACACCGACCTTGAGTACAAGATTGCGAGGTACGTATGTTAATATCTGTAGATGACTTAATACAGTTAGGGTTACTTATATCTGTAGGTGTCCTACTTTGGGAGCAGCACGTTCAGAGAAAAACTATTGAAAGGTTTGGTGCTGGGATGATTGAGTTAATAGACAAACACAATGAGTTATCGGATGCCTTCGCTGAATTGGAAGAAGACGTATGCGAGATTGAAGGAGCAATGCAATGATTACATATGAAGACATAGCTGCCTTCGCTGAGATGGCGGAAGAAGGAGTGCAAGCAGGGTACGTATATGCTATGACCAACAATGCTTGGGATGGTTGGGTCAAGATAGGTAAGGCAATCAATGCTGAAGACAGGCTGCGTAGTTACCAGACAAGCTCACCTATGCGTGACTACAAGCTGATACACTACGTACCCTTTGACGATGTGAATGCAGCGGAACGTAAGGCACACTTAGTTGCAGCACGAATGACCGCCCACCCTTGGAATAAACCAGACAACGGTGAGTGGTTCAAGCTAACAGAAGAACAGGCAATGGAAGTACTGAGGGAGGTGACACTTGATTGAAGTAACATACATAGACCACATGGGTAGTGACCTGTCGGTAGTTAATGCGGCACGTGTTAGCTTTGGTAAGCATAAAGAGGTACTTGATAATGTAACTGTAGGTGACTACACCGTCAGGCTTGCGATAGATAACAAGGACGTCAAGCTAATCAACTACCTAGCCAAGCACAAGCATACCTCACCATTCGGTCATGCCTTTGCATCCTTCCACGTCAAGGCACCTGTGTTTGTAGCACGGCAGCTAGTCAAGCATAAGTTCCTACGTTGGAATGAGATCAGCCGTAGGTATGTAAGCGATAACCCAGAGTTTTATCGCCCAGATATATGGCGTGGTAAGTCTACTGACAAGAAGCAGGGTTCATCAGACCAAGAAGTAGAGCATGTCAGTTACCTTGATCCTGTTGGAGGCCCATCCCGCACAAAGGCATGGCGACACTACGATCATCATATAATTGAGATCGAACAGGCATATACAGATATGATAAAGTCTGGCGTATGCCCAGAGCAAGCACGTATGGTATTGCCACAAAGCACCATGACTGAGTGGTACTGGTCAGGTAGCCTTGATGCCTTCGCTGACATGTGTAGGCTAAGGATTACACCAGATACCCAATACGAAAGCAAGCAGGTAGCCCTTGGTGTAGATAAAGAAATGTTAAAACTATTCCCTGTATCATGGGAGGCACTTGAAGGATGCCATGCTTAATGACACCACTGTATTAGTTAAGAGGCAATACTTGCCAGTACTAACACCCCAGTAGTAGTAGGAGATGATGAATGCCCAAGAGGATACCCATGAAGGGTGGAGATGAATACGATGGCCTCACTAAGGCACGCAGGTTTTATCTGTGGAAAGCAGGGCAGTTAAAGAAGATCAAACGTGCCTATAACAAACGGTTCCGTAAACATAGCAAGGAGAAGACTAATGATTGCAGGTAATATTAAGATCACTGAAATAGAGGATAACGAGGATGGATCAGCCCGTGTTACGCTAGACATGGACGCAGAGACATACCACAAGATCTTTGAGTATGGTTTCATAAAGCTTATTGAGAAAGGTATTGAGGTAGATGACGGACAACGATAAGCCCTTAGCTGTAGGCATTAGACCTATGACACCGGAGGAACGTAGGAGTTCTATTGAACGTGAGAAGGCTAACAACTTCATAGCCACATGTGTTAGTTGTGGTGGACCATCGAAGAGTATCTTCTGTGGCTTTTGTTTAGAGGAGGAATGATGACTGATCAAAACAACAGAGGTGTAGGCATGTTAATAGATGCCATGAAGGAACATGATGTCTCATTCAGAGAGGCACTAGATGCAATCGCTATGGTAGGTAATGATAAAAAGTTTCAGAAAGACCTTGACGAAACGTACAATGTTGATATATTCGATGATTGGAACCACTGGCAGGATGACATAGCAGTATAGGAGACACAATGATACTAACCCTAGACGTAGAAAACACAACGGTCAAACGGAATGGTAAGTTACACCTTGATCCATTCGAGCCAGAGAATACATTGGTTATGGTAGGTATGCTAGATGATCACATGAATGAAACAATTGTAACATTTGATCACGCAGAGCAACAACCTACCACAGATGGGCGGCATATAGTACAAGACGCACTTGATGCTGCCCATCTACTTGTAGCACACAACGCACCGCATGACCTACTATGGTTGTGGGAGTCAGGCTTCACCTATGACGGTGCGGTGTTCGACACTATGCTTGGTGAGTACGTACTACAACGTGGACAGAAACAACCACTGTCTCTTGAGGCATGTGCAGAACGATATGAATTGGACACAAAGAAACAAGACACAATGAAGGAGTACTGGAAGAATGGATATTCAACACGGGATATTCCTCATGCTGAATTGGCAGAGTATCTATCCCACGACTTACATGCTACTCAGCAATTGTATAATGTTTTGCAGACATCATACGAGGAATGCAAGTCACTGATACCAACGATACAGTTGACCAATCAACTATGTATACACTTAGCACGTATCTATCAGCGTGGGTTTCAAGTAGACATGGATGCATTGATGGAGGTACGTGTTGAGTTCGAGCAAGAACGTAACGTACTTATGATTGCACTAGAAGAACAGGCACGTGACCTGATGGGTGACAGACCTATCAACCTCAACAGCCCAGAGCAATTGTCATGGGTTATCTATAGCCGTAAGCCCCACGATAAGAAGTTGTGGGCAGACTTGTTCGATGAACGTATGCCAGACACAGAGTACAGACGTAACGTCAAGGCGTACAGCGAGAAGTTATACAAGCAGAAGGCACACCAATGCCGCACATGTAATGGCAGTGGTCAGGTGTGGAAAGAGAAAAAGGATGGGACACCATATGCTAGAAGTAATAAATGTAATAATTGCACTGGTTCAGGATATACTTTTAGTGACGTTCATAATGACGCTGCTGGGTTAAAATTCATGCCACCTAACTCTAAGTGGATCAGTGCCAATGGTTTCGGTACAGGTAAAGAGAACCTTGTATTCCTTGAAGGCATTGCACGATCTAAGGGTATGAAGGTAGCTGAGACATTCCTACAGAATGTACGTAGGTTGTCGGCAGTAGAGACATACCTTAGCAGCTTCGTAGAGGGCATAGCAACGCACGTTAAGACTGACGGTAGGCTACATGTACGGTTACTGCAACACCGCACTGGTACAGGCCGCTTGTCGGGTGCCGACCCCAACATGCAGAACATGCCACGTGGTGGTACGTTCCCTGTTAAGAAGGTGTTCATCTCTCGTTGGCACGGTGGTAAAATCATGGAGGCTGACTTTGCCCAGCTAGAATTTCGTGTCGCTGCATTTCTATCGCAAGACATGACAGCCATTGACGAGGTGACTACAGGATTTGATGTACATGCGTACACTGCAAAGGTTATATCCGATGCGGGTCAGCCCACGTCACGTCAAGAGGCTAAGCCACACACATTCGCCCCGTTGTATGGAGCCAGTGGGTTTGGTAGGTCAGAGGCGGAAGCTGCGTACTACCAACAGTTTACTAAGAAGTACTCAGGAATTGCCAAGTGGCATGCAGAACTAGCCAAAGAGGCGTTGAGTACCAGCAAGATCACTACACCATCTGGGCGTGAGTTCTCATTCCCTGATGTACAAAGACGAAGGTTCGGGGGTGTGACATTTTTCACACAGATAAAGAATTATCCTGTCCAATCGTTCGCAACGGCTGACATTGTACCCATATCTCTGATATACATTGATAAGCTACTGACAGCAAACAAGCTACGCAGTTGTGTAGTAAACACTGTACATGATTCACTTGTGATTGATGTACATCCAGATGAAGAGGATAAAGTATTACAGATTATCAAGGCAGCTAACGACAGGCTCATACCTATCATCAATAAGAAGTGGAGTTTAGATTTCAATATCCCCCTACTATTAGAGGCAAAGATTGGTCCTAACTGGCTTGACACAAAAGACGTAGCATGATATAACTATCTTTCGACTAAACAAAAACAGGAGACTTACACATGAACCAAGTTACAACAATCGACACCAATAACTTCTCAGCAATGTCCTTAGCAATGGGCATGGCTGCTGATGCACCTAAGACATCAAGCAAGGCAAGTACCCTTGCACGTCTACGTATTCATCACACTCCTATCATGGGTCAACAGGAGATCAATGGTAAGATGAAGAACGTAGAGGTCATTGGTGGTGGTGCGTACAAACTAGAGATACCTGATGGGCCTACAGTGTATGCCGAATCAGTATCCATCCGCCCTTTCTTGCAGCGTTTTATGTACAAGAAGTTTATCAAGGGTAACGACAACACAGCTAACCGCTTCGTAAAGTCCGTCATGGCTAACGATCTTAACAATGACATGAAGGATAACGATGGCGGCTTCAACTGTGGTAAGCCTGCGGGGTTCATTAAGGACTGGGCTGCACTGCCAGACACAATGAAAGACCTTATCAAGTCTATCAAACGTGTTCGTGCATTGTTCGGTACAGTAGAGATGGTCAACCCTACAGATGAGAATGGTAATCCTATTGACGTAGACACTACGCCATTCATCTGGGAGATTGATAACCGTGACGCATTCAAGACTATGGGTGAGATGTTTACTAAGCTTACCAAGATGCGCCGACTACCTCCGCAGCACTACATTACTTCTACCACTAAGGAAGTACCACTACCAAACGGTAGCAGCTTCTACATTCCTGTAGCTGACATCGACTTGGGTACTACCTTGGACATGGACAATGAGTCACAAGAAACATTCGCTAACTTCATGGCATGGATTGAGAACTACAATGTATACATTCTCAATACGTGGAGTGAGAACATGCACAAGAATGAAGATGTGGACACTGACACGGTAGAAGCGTTCGTAGACATTGACCTAGAGGATTTTGTCTAATGAACCATCCTGCTGAACTGGCGATCAATCAGTATCTTGAAGATGCTACATCTGGTAAATCAACTATGTCCGAAGAGACAATCACACAGATTGGTACAGATGTAATGGATGCTATGAGACGCCAGTTTGGTGGGGGCAAAGGGCGTGACGAGTTTCGTTTACGAATGTCTAACATTGGTAAGCCTACTTGTCAGCTTTGGTTTGCTAAGAACAAGCCAGAGGAAGCGTTGCCCAAACCAACCACGTTTGTAATGAACATGCTTCTAGGTGATATAGTAGAGGCTGCATTCAAAGGAATTATTAAGGAGGCTGGATACCCATATGAAGACAAAGATAACTTCGTAACACTTGAACTTGGTGGAGCTACGATCAAGGGGTCATATGATATTGTTGTGGATGGTGCAATGGATGACGTTAAGTCTGCATCCGATTGGTCATACCGCAATAAGTTTGAGTCATACGACACACTACAGAAGAGTGACCCATTCGGTTACGTTGGACAACTGGCAGGTTATGCTAAGGCGTCAGGCAAGAAGGTAGGTGGCTGGTGGGTAGTCAACAAGGCTAACGGTAACATCAAGTATGTACCTGCCGATGGCCTTGTGTTAGATGAACAGATAGCTAAGCTTGAGAAGACAGTAGAGACTGTGAATGACAATAAGTTCGAGCGTTGCTTTGCACCAGTACCTGAGACATTCAGAGGTAAGCCATCAGGTAACGTGGTACTCAATGACAACTGCAAGTTCTGTGACTTCAGGTTCTCTTGCTTCGACATAGAGGAGCTACCATCTAAGGTGTCACAAGCAAGGACACTACCAATCGTGGCGTATATAAAGTGAATGGCAAGCAGTTCTCTGCCGCCATTAAGCATGGGTTTAGGAGTGGGCTTGAGGTCAGAACAAAAGATTACCTCGTTGAACGTAGTATCAAGTTCAAGTATGAAGAGGTTAAGATCGAATGGGAAGACCTCATGTACCGCACCTACACACCAGACTTTGTGTTAGGTAATGGGATCATCATTGAAACTAAAGGATTATTCTCAGCTGACGATAGACGCAAACACTTAGCAGTCAAGGCTCAACACCCTAAGCTTGACATAAGGTTTGTGTTCACCAGCAGCAGAAAAAAACTAAGTAAGGGTGCCAAAAGTACCTATGGACAATGGTGTGACAAGCATGATATACAGTACCATGACCGGATCATTCCAGAGGATTGGTTATACGAGAAGGGTAAGGACATGCATCCTGCATTGATCCACTGCCCATATAAAAAAGTAAAGAGGAGATAACTTACACATGGCAGAAGATAAAGTTTATATTGACTTCGATCCTAACGACTACATCATCCGGTTGTCTCCATTCTTAGATAAGAAGGGTGAGTGGACAGGAGAGTTGATGGTAGGCACTGTAACTACAGATGACAATAGCATGAGTGACTATGATCATTTCCAACTCATGCACTTGACAGAGATGGTGTGTGCATCTATACCTGCAATGGAGGAAGACGATGATTTTAGACAGGTATTGGCTGACATCGTTTCTAATATACAGGAAGAACTAAAAGATGTAGAGGTAACGGCAGAAAAGAAAGTCTTAACCGTTGATGACAACGTAATCAATGTTAAGTTTCACTAGGGAGGGTACGTAATATGAAAGAGCTTGAGCCAGACATGGTGAACTCACCTGCACACTACAACTTTGCAGGCATTGAATGTGTAGATGCCATTCGTGCAGCAACAGGTTCAGAGGGTTTCGAGAGTTACCTACAAGGAAACATCCTAAAGTATTTGTGGCGATACAAATATAAGAATGGTGTAGAGGACTTGAAGAAAGCACATTGGTATCTTAACAGACTCATTGAGGCACAAGATGATAGTTAAAGTATTCTTAACCCTTGACATAGATGAAGACGAGTATCAAATGCCTGTAGATGGATTGCTTGACGATGAAGTACGAGATGCATTACAGGAATACATATACGACATTGACGGTATGTCAATCAAATCAATTAAAATATTAACGGAGTAGTATACACATGAACAATTATTTACCTACCGATTACCAAGCGTTCATTCATACCTCTCGCTATGCTAGGTGGCTTGAGAGTGAGGGACGCAGAGAGTCATGGCCTGAGACAGTAGGACGTTACATGGATAACGTAGTACGTAGAGCACTGGACATTGACACAATCGCAATTGCAAAAGAGATTGAGGACGCTATCCTTAGCCTGAACCTTATGCCATCTATGAGAGCAATGATGACAGCGGGACCAGCCCTAGACCGTGACAACACGGCAGGGTACAACTGTTCGTACTTACCTGTCGATGACCCCAAGTCATTCGATGAGGCTATGTACATCCTTCTCTGCGGCACTGGTGTAGGCTTCAGTGTTGAGCGACAGTTCATCAGTAAGCTCCCAGATGTGCCTCAACTCTTCGAGAGTGAGTCTGTCATTGTCGTTAAGGACAGTAAGGAAGGGTGGGCTAAAGGGTTCCGTCAAGTTCTTGCACTCCTATGGGCTGGTGAAATTCCTAAGTGGGACGTTACACGTATTCGTCCTGCAGGTGCAAGACTTAAAACGTTTGGTGGTAGGGCATCTGGTCCTGCACCATTGATTGAGTTGTTTAACTTTGCTGTATCTACATTCAAGGCTGCACAAGGGCGTAAGCTATCGTCACTTGAGTGTCACGATCTTATGTGCTTCATTGGTCAGGTAGTTGTAGTAGGTGGTGTACGCCGTAGTGCCATGATTTCATTGAGCAATCTTAGTGATGATCGTATGCGTCACGCTAAGTCAGGTCAGTGGTGGGACAATGCACCACACAGGGCGCTATCAAATAACTCTGTGTCGTATACTGAGAAGCCAGACATGGAAACATTCATGCGTGAGTGGCTATCATTGGTTGAGTCCAAGTCAGGTGAACGTGGCATCTTCAACCGTGAGGCATCCAAGAAACAGGCAGCTAAGTATGGTCGGCGTGACCCCAACTTTGAGTTTGGCACAAATCCTTGCAGCGAAATAATTTTACGTCCATATCAGTTCTGTAACTTAACAGAGTGTGTTGTACGCTCTACCGATACATTGGAAAGTCTATCAGAAAAAGTTAAGCTGGCTACGATCTTGGGTACAATACAATCTACCATGATCCGGTTTCCTTACCTACGTAAGATATGGACAAAGAACACAGAGGAAGAACGGTTGTTGGGTGTGTCACTTACAGGCATCATGGACAACCCATTGACTACATCTAAGAACAAGGGACTAGACAGCACACTTGAACACCTTCGTCAAATTGCTGTGGCTACTAACTCTATCTGGGCTGACAAGCTTGGCATCCCTCGTAGTACTGCTATTACTTGCGTTAAACCTTCCGGCACCGTATCACAACTGGTTGACAGTGCCTCTGGGATACACGCCAGACACAGTGACTATTACATACGTACCGTAAGGGGTGACAACAAGGATAGCTTGACACAGTTTATGAAGGATCAAGGCGTACCTAACTCACCATGTGTGATGAAGGGTGACACTACTACAGTGTTCAGCTTCCCTGTGAAGTCACCACCTAAGTCGGTAACACGTAATGACCTATCCGCAATCGAACAGCTAGAGACATGGCTTGCGTATCAACGACACTGGTGTGAACACAAGCCAAGTATTACATGCACTGTATTGGACAGTGAGTGGATGGCAGTAGGTGCATTTGTATACGAACACTTCGACGAGATGTCAGGTGTGTCTTTCTTGCCACACTCAGACCATACATATCAGCAGGCACCCTATCAAGAGTGTGGTAAGTCAGACTATAATATGTTACTGTCCTGTATGCCTAGCAAGATTGATTGGGGTAAGCTATCTGACTACGAGATAGAGGACAACACCAATGCTATGCAGACGTTAGCATGTAGCGGTGATGCTTGTGAGATCGTGGACTTAACCTGATGTATGTTGTTATAGGCAGGTCACAGTGTAACTTCTGCGATACGGCAAAGGCTGTGCTAAAAAATAAGGGGTACTCATACGTTGAGTACTCCGTTGACAGTGCCAGTAGTAAGTGGGTATTATCCTTGCTGAAACTGGCACAGATAAAGACCGTCCCTCAAATCTTTGATGGTGCGGGTAAACATATCGGTGGATACACTGATCTAGTAGAACATTTGAAGGAGAAATAAAATGGCAACACTTACACTTGATGAGGTAGAGTACGAGACAGATAGCTTTACGGATATACAAAAACAAATCTTAACTGAGATTACGTACAACAACAATACGCAAACACAGTTGAAGTATCAACTGCAAGGCATGGAAGTAATGAACAACATGCTTGTAGCTAAACTCAAGGAAGAACTATCAACAGAAACCTTTACAACAGAATCGGAGTAATACTCATGGCTGCATATCGTAAACCCTTCTCTCGCAATCTATACGGCAAGTATGATGGCGTAGCAAAAGACACACTGATTGCTCACCTCGTAAAGGGTGGGCATGAAGTTGTTGATAGCACAGAGTCGTATGACGCAGACATAGTTACACAGAAGGACAGCACTACTTACTTCAGTGAGGCGGAAGTCAAGACTGCATGGAAAGGTGAGTGGCCTACCCACTGGGCAGAGATACGTATACCAGAACGTAAGAAACGTTTGTTAGATAAACATGCAGGAACTGACTTGAAGTTCTACATATTCAGTGGTGACATGTCTAAGGCATGGTGCATTGACAGCAAGCAGCTTACAGACGATAAACTAAAAGAAGCAAGTGGACGAAACATCTATGAAGGGGAACAGTTCTACCACGTACCATACAAAGAAGCGCAACTCATTAACGTAGCATAAGGAGATTATCCAATGATCAAGAAGTCAAGATCACAACGTGGGCTGGGCAAGTACGATGCCCCACTAAGGGTACAACATCAAATGGGGTACGATTGCTTTAAGCATGGACGTATGGAGAACCCGTTCAGTGATGATACAATGCAGTATCGTGAGTGGAATAGGGGGTTCGACAGAGCCTTCTATGACAATTTAAAGAGAGTCAAAGAGCATGAGCTTAGAACAAGAAGCAACACAGTTCCTAAAGGAGAAGTATAGCATGTCAGATTTTAATGCATACCAGCGTATGGCAACCCAGACTGCAATCTACCCTGACGAACATCGTATCCTGTACCCTGCACTAGGGTTAGCAGGTGAGGCAGGTGAAGTAGCAAACAAAGTCAAGAAGCTTATACGTGATGGACCTGAAGGTAGGCCAGAAGATTGGCGAGAACAGATAGCCAGTGAGATTGGTGATGTACTATGGTACTGTGCTGCACTTGCTACTGACCTCAACCTTACACTGGGTATGATAGCTTCACAGAATGAGAAGAAGTTATCAATGCGTAAGAAGGCAGGCACGATAGGCGGATCAGGGGATACACGATAGTGTAACGAAGTTAACGATAGACAAAAAAGAGGGGGCTGTTAAGGCCCCCTTTTCTTATTGACTAAAGGATTCTCTGTATCCTTCAGCTATTTTTATTAAAACGTTCAAGTCACCTTCATCCATAGGGTCGGGTGATTTACCGTATCTATCTACAAAATCTGTAGTAGCTAACCTACGATAGTCTGGCGCTACTCTACGATACTTAGTCATTGCTCTAGCATAGGCATCACCTTGTGCAATTGCACCGTCACGTATCTTAGTTTTAAACTTACGTAGTTGAGCAGACACAAGTGGGCGTAGCTTATTGGTAACGAACTCTTCTTCAGTAAATGTTTCTTTTACTTTATCTGACGCACTGCGATACTCACTACGCAATCGGACCTCTTGATCCTGTGCAACATCAACCAGAGTAGGCATGAAACCATTGACCATACTCTGTTCAAAGCGTTTGATACTTGGTACTTTACTACGGCTACCAAAGTCTCTCCAATTAAAGCCTAGTCGTTTAAGGTACTCACCTTCTTCGTCTGGCTTATTCGTAATGGTAAGACCACCAAACTTCATCCAAGGGTACAAACGTTCCTTACCTTCAGAGTAGAATGGATACTCCTGACGTGGTGCAGCGGCATCTTCTTCTGGTGACACACCAATACCACGCTGCTTGAGACTACGTGTAACTTCTTTACCTAGTGTACCAGTGAAGCTAAGGGTAGGGTCAGTGGATACGTCCTTGAACTCTGAGCCACGTACACCTGTTGCACGTTCAGCATCAATGATCTGACCCAAGGGTACAGCCCATGTACCTAACCAGTTACCTAGCGTTCTGCCTACGGCACGTCCCGCTGCCTCACCCGAAGTCAAGTCAGTAGCGTCTGCCATCTGTGCGATCTCTTCTATAACAGAGTTACCTACACCTGTACGGAAGTTACTGCCTGTGAACAGTTCAACAAACTCTTGCATGTCAAACCGTTCTTCAAATATACCAGCAATCATACGTTTAACCATCTCACCAAGGTACAAGAATTGAGCCATAGGATATACAGCGGTAGTATCCATCTGTGCATCTTCACCTACAGCTATTTGTTCAAAGTCTGCTGGGGCATCATCTGCACTACGAATGTAGTAAGCTGCACCTACTGCAGCCATACCCATCATGTTACGTGTGATACGTTGTCTGTCCTTGGAGGTAAGTGGGCCACCACCTACCCGTCCACCAGTTACTAAGCTAGACATCTTACGTGTGAGTGGTATAGATGCACCACCTGCGTACTGACCCATAAGCTCCATGCTGTTGAACATAAACCGTGGAAACGGTATCGCTACAGTTAAGCCATTGCGTACAATAAACTGGGACACACTGCGGAATACAGGTATCTCAGGTTGCTTAGCGTATGTAACGTCAAGGGCTTTAGTGACAGCCTCATCTACAAGTGCAGTAAAACTTGGCGCACCCTTCGGTCTAACGGAAGATGCATCATTCATTAAGTCTTTTAACTTGCCAGCGTTTAGCGTATCAATCAAGTCTATCTTATACTCCCGGCGAACAAGACGTTCAAGCTCACCAAAGTATTGACCACGGCGTATCAAGTATTCCTGCCAACGGTTAGGCGTATTAAGAAAGCTAACTGCATCCTCTGCTTCAGACAGTATCTTATCTACTGCACCACCACCGCCTCTACCAGTGAGTGCCTGTATCTCATTGATGTTGTTATACATTGCGTCAAGTTGTTTAGCCATTTCTGGTTGTTCTAGTATTAAATCACCGTAACCTTCAGCTAAGTCAGGACGAGAGAACATGTACCGCATGTTAGCGAAACTATCTGACCAGTTCTCACGGGAGAATAGTCGCTTAGTACCCGCCATGATACCTGCCTCTGCAGCTACGTATATAGCGTCATCCATTACGTTGCCTAAGCTTTCCATAGGAGCACGTATTCCACCTGACATCATGTTACGAGATGCCGTAGCAATCTGTGACACAAGGCCACCCCTACGTACATTCTCTATACGCATGACAAACTTACGGAACTCACCAGCATCTCTTGCTGCACGTTTTGCTGCGTCTGCCTCTGCTACGCTCTTAGGTTTTATTCTATTTATTTGTGATAGCTTATTAAGAACCTTACCAGCCTGTGACCCAGAACCTACTACAGTTAATACGTAGTCTTCAAAGGATAGGCCGTAGCCATTCAACTCATCCAACAAGTCTTGCTCTGGCACAAGCTTTTTGTTTACTGTCAACTCAAACAAGTTGTCAATTACAGTTTTACTTGAGTCCCAATCGTCAGGAAACCTAGCCTTGTAATCAGATGCGAGTGCTACAATACCATTAAACTTTTCAGGCTTTAGTATGGGTGACGTAATCATGTCGTCACCTAAGTCCAAGTCAAACAAAGCACCATCACGTTCTGTAATTTCTTCAGCAGTATCAAGGCCAGCCTGACGTGACAGGTCTGTGTCTATCTCTAGGTTGTCACCCTTCTGTACAGATATAGTCTTACCCGTAGCATTCTCAAACTCTAGGATAAGATCATCTGCAATGTCACGGTTCTTTGCCGCTACATCTGCAGCACGTGCCTGTGCCTCATCAATGTTAAGCATGGTTGCAAGTCTTGCACCACCGGGATTGTTACGTTGTGCCTGTGCTGTAGCCTTAGCTTCACGTATTACTTGACGGGATAATCCATTAGCGGAAACTTTAGCACCTGTAGACACGGCAGTATTAATCGCACCTTGGATGTTACCAATGGCAGGTACTGTCTCTAGGAACTCACCTGCTGCACCTGCGCCATCGGCAATAAAGTTAGCAAGCTCTGATGGATCATCTATTTTGTATCTACCAAGTGTCACTGCACTTGCAAGTGTTTCAAATGCAGATGGACTTAAATCATTTAAACTAGAAAAGGCGGATTCCATACCGTCAGTTGTTATAGCCCCAGCCTTTTGGAAGAAGTTACCCATGCCAAGCAACCAACTTGTAGGAAGCGCAGACATTGCTACGTCCATGAAGTTAGCGTCACGCATACCGTTACCAGACGCAATAGATTCAGATATAGTAGCCTCAAACTCTTCACGTTCTGTGTCGCTTAGTGTAGCCATGTACTCATCCATCTGGGTAATGCCATCCTTGACATCCGCTAGACGCTCACCTGCTTCATACTCGTACACAGGCTCTACATAGGTATCGTTAGGATCATCGGCAACTGGAACCATCCAATCCGTGTCACCTAACTCTTGAGGTGGGGCAACTAAGTCTGCGTCTTCATTTGGTTTTACGGACGGTTCCTCTGTGTAGGAGTTTAAAAAGTTAAGCACACTCTCACTATCAGCGGAAGGTGCTGTTTGCTCTGGTTGAGCAGTCGTTTTCTGTTCTTCCTCTTCAGGGTTATACCCACTAAGAAAGTCTAGTACACTTGCTTTGTCAGCCATTGATAATATTACCCACCTGAAAGTACGATAAACGGCATACCTGTTGTAAAGTCTTCTACACCTGTATACACAACTAACATAGGCCCACCATCTTTACCAGTAGTTTGTACAACTTGACCTGCTTTGTACTGACCTTGTGCTACGGCATCTGCAAAGTCAGTCTCTTCAGGAACCTTAATAATGTTAGCTGCCTTTACTTCATCATTTACAATGTCATAACCGTAACTCTTTAAACCGGACAGTGCGGTACTGCGAATAGCGGCAGAAGTGTTCGCCATGTTAGGGTCTTGTATACCTAAGTTACGTTGGTTAAGTTGGTATGAAATTTCCATGCTTGCTACATCAGCAAGGTGTTGATTGCCATCATTTAGATTTTCAATGGAATCATCAAGGCCAATTTTAAAACCAAACTTAGTTAATGCGCCCCTACGAATTTCAGATACGTTAGCACTGATAGTACCAAGTGTAAAGCTAGGTGTTGTAGTACCTTCCTCTGCACGTTCTGCATCCTTCATGGTCGCCAAGTCAGCTAACAAACTTTTTTGCTCAGCCTTGAGGGCATCTATATTTGTGTCTTTTGTAGGACGGGCAATCTTCTGTGATATAACAGCAAGCCTGCTACTATAAGATGTCTCAATCTTCTCTGGCTCTGCGTACAAGTTTTTCCACACATCTAAATTAATACCAAACTCACGTGTTAGCACGTCATCATTTGTCTTTGCAGTAGCTGCGTCTGACGTAGCGTTTAAGTCACCAATATCTTTAGGTGATGCTGCTTCAATCGTACTGTTTACTACTTCTTGATCTGCCTCACTACCGTCACCGGATACTGAAGAAAAATTAAAGATAGTGTTTGCGTCAACACCTTTAGCCAAACCTTTCTGGGCTGCATCAATAGCAATTTGACCCGCACCCTTACCGTTAGAGGCAATCTGTGCTGCATTAGCATCACTGTACCCTAACATTTTTAAAGTGCCGATCATCTCTTCCGCAAGAGCTTTTTCTGTATCACGCTTAGCTTGTTTACGTAAGCGTTGTTGTGTAGCTACTGTACGTGCTTCGTCTTGCAACTTCTCTGAACGTACACGCTCTTCATCTATACGATCACTTGCTTTGCTGGCAAATCCTGCACCAAATCCTGCTAAACTAAACGCCATTACATTCTCCTCGCCATGAGACCACTAGGCTGTGCCTCTTCCATCATCTCTTCTGGTTCTTCTATGTCATTTTCCTTACTTTCTTCAAGAGCTTCAGGAAGTTTCTCACGCATACGTTTCATGGCTAGAGCAATCTTTGACTCACTAATTTTATCTTCGTCAATACGTTCTTCAGTACCTAGTATATAGTCAATACCTGCATCATCTCCAATGAATGCCAGCATCTCAATTATAACAGGTATCGCAAGCATACCTACGTCAATAGTATGTAAGCCTTGCATAACCCCCATAGACTGCATGGAGTCAGCCATAGTAGTTAGTGGTATACCTAGTTCCATACTGTCAAGTAATGAATCATATATGTCGTCAGAAACAAGTCGAGGGATGTAAAACTCTAGTGCCTGTTCAACAGTAGTGTACTGAGGCGGGTTTTGCCACGGCCTACTACCAACTTCAGCAGTCATACCCTGACCGGGAATGGGGTAGTCAAATGAAGGGGTAGGTGTTTCAGCCATTGGTTATCTGCTTTCTTGCGTTACGGATAGAAGATACGTAGCCTCGTACCCTATCCTTTGGTTCATTAGGTTTATTTTCTGCAGCTTTAGGTTTACTATTACGAGACAGTAAGCCCATGCTCATAGAGGATTTCTTAGGTGCCTCTACTTCATCTGTAATACCTAAGTTTGTATATGCTTTTGCGGCGGGGTTAACATTCATAATATATTCCTCTTATCAAAACAGTCCGACAATAGCGCCAAGACCTTTACCAAGTAGTGTATTACCACCAATAGGAGATGTAAACATATTTGCCATAAGTCCACCCCAAGCGGCAGATGTATTATAGTCATTCTTTTCAGCGGCAATATCTGCATTAGCGTCAAGTGAAAGTTTCTGCATCGCTAACCCAACAATACGACCACGTTCATTCTCTGCACTGTTCCATGCCCACTCCATACTGTCTTGGTAGTAGGACCACAAGTCATTGTAGGCAGTGTTAGATATACCTAGTACGGATGCGGCATTGATTTCGTTAGCACGATTTATGGATGCAGTATCTGCAGTAGCTACTTGTCTACGCCAGTTAGCATTATTCTGGTCAATTACCAATCGGTTCTGTGCATTAAACTGATCACGTTGGTTCATCATCTCAGATGCAAACCTATCCTGTGCATTAGTCTGCCCTGCATTAAATTGGTTCTGGGCATTTGTCTGTGACGCATTGAACTGTGATGCAGATGTAGACAGGTTAGCAAAGAACTGATCTGTTTGGTTCTGACTGGATGCATTAAACTGTGCAGCGGCATTGGCTGCAGCTTGATCCGTAAACAAAGACTGTATCTGTTGCTGGGATTTAAACATGCTAGTCTGTTGTTGGTTATTTAAGTTAGCCATGTCCATCTGCAAGAATGATTGAGCATTCATAACGGCAGCTTGTTGACGGTTGTTAAGGTTAGCCATATCCATGTTGGATAGCGCAGCTGCCTCTGCCATTGTCAATGCCTGACGGTTAGATAGGTTAGCCATGTTCATTGTGTTAGCGTTACGACTGTTCTCTAAAGCTACTTGTTGCTCTGCAGTAAAGTTCATATTAGCTACATCACTAATCTTACTTGCATTCATTACACGAGATTGGAAGGCTTGATCAAACTCTTGACCCATGAATGTGGCACGTTGTTGTGCGGCAAGCATGGCACGTTGCTGACGGTTAGATAGGTTCTGACCCTCGAACTGTGCAAACACTTGGGCATCTGCAGACGCAATGGGTAGTGAGGCTTCCATAGCGGCCTGTATAACGGCCTGTCCTGCCATAGATGATGCACCCAAGCCACGAGCAGCCATCGTTGCTGTAGCGGTACGCATTGCACCAGCAGCCCATGCAGGTGTAGCACCACCCTCAAACTCTTGCATCAATGTTTCAAGCTGGCCCTTTACGGTAGCTTGCTTAGTAGGTGTGGCAGTAGCTGCCTGAATTTCTTCTGTGAATGTAGCAGCAGTCTGTGCGTTAGCTACACCACTGACAAGTTCACCATCTTCAATCTTACGTTGTACAGGGTTCTCCATAAGAATGGCTTGACCCTGCGCTGCATCAAGTTCACTTACACTTGTAGCTGTAGCTATCTGTGCGTCAACGATTGCCTTAGTATCTACTTCACCTTGTGCCGCAGTAGTCTGTGCTATTACCTCGCCTACTTTACTTGCGGATGTTTCAGCAGTCATAAGGTTAGCGTCAGTCTTAGTAGGTTCATCGGCAGTTGCTGTAGTGGCAGTAGTTATAGGAGTATTAATGTCACCAGTTACTTGTCCACTACGAGGGTCAACTATCTGATCTGCAGTTACGTTAGTACCTACAGGTTGTACAGTTGCACCAGCTACAAGGGAAGGATTAATTGCACGATTAGCTTGCAGTTCGGAGATTGACTCACCTTCGTAAGCAGGTGCTTGAGGTGTTCCTGTTGTCCTTGGGTCAATACTTGCGCTTTCCTGTATGCTCATATAGGGCACAGGAGCTTGATAACCAGCGTTGGGATTAAAATTTGCACCCCCCTGTAAGGCACCTGTGTTACCCGTTCTATTTAAATAGTCTTCATAAATTTTATCTTGATCACCACCAATACTACCGGAACCTACCTGCCCAAAGTAAGGACTAGAATACATGTCCATAGTACCTACACCGCTACCTGCTTCTTGATACTTTTTAAATTCAGGAGAGTCGTAAAATCCTTGGTCAATATTTTCTTGTTTAGTATACTGTCGTTCGGGCATGGTAATGCCACCTACAGCATAGTTACCACGTTTAACCATGCCACCCCTAGCCATCTCAACAGCCTTCTCTTGGTACGTGTTCATCTGATTCATTTTATCAGGATTATCTTCAAGGTAGCTATTGAACCCACCCATATCTCCTTGATACCCTAAAGAACCAGCAATACGCTGCATAGCTTCAGGTCTGAATCCTTTAAACTGTGGGTTAAACTGCATTATCTTCTTTTCCTTGTGTTGTCATAAGACAAAGTATACTGCCTTACCATAAGTGTGTCAAGTAAATACTTAATCTGCTAGTGGGTTATCCAAAGCACGTTGTAACTTTGCCATAAGCCTGTCTTCTAAGTCTTTCATGTCTATGTCTTGTGAAGCCCGTAGTCTATCACGTTGGTTCTCAAAGCGTACATCTGCATCATCAATCATTGTACGTACTTTTGTTTCCGTGTCCCGTAGCTCTGCGCCAACAGTGTCTTCAATAGCTCTTACTGTATCTTCAATACGATCTGTCTGTTGTTCAATACGTAGGATATCATCCTTCAGACCGTTCTTAATATCACGAGAGTACTCTACACTTTCCTCTACCTTATCAGAGATACCTGACATCTTAGCGTCCATGATATCCATCTGTTGTTGGTACGCACCAAGGTCTAGTCCTGCTACTTCTTCAATCTTTTGATACAGTACAAAGCCACCGTACAAACCACCAACTACCGTAGATATGAAAGCAAAGATTGCAAAGATAGATGCGAAGGTAAACTTAAAACCACCTGCCTTGATCTCACGATCTGCAAGACCATCAATGTTATCTGCAACTTTGGTCAGGTCAGTCATTAGTTCTCAAATTCCATCTCAGTATTATTACCTACATCCTGTAGCTGACGTAACTGTTCCAGTTCTGCACGTAACATTTGTATTTCTAGTCTACGGTGCGTCATCTCTACTTGAAACAAGTCATCACAGTTTACACGAGTCTTAGGTTTATCCAGAGGTATAACGATACGTGCGTATATGCCTATGTCTTTACCTTTTGCGGTACGGTCATTGATGTTAGTCATTACACCAGTTACACCAAACTCTAAGTTAGTTGCACCACCTACCGCATTAGAACAATCTAAGTTACCTGCACGGAATCTATCTGATTGATAGTTCATAGGTGGGCTTGGTAGTTGTAGTGCAAGAGAACTACTCTCTGCTTTTACAACACCGTAGAAACTCATACACAAAAAGAAGATGCACAGACCAAAAACTATTATCTTGGGGATCATGGTTTTCCTCCATCTAGCCTCGAACATATACGAGAAGAGACTAGTGTATTAACACCACTTATCTTTTTGACCTTAGATGTTGTACACAAATATACAGCACGTCCTACATCTATTTTACGTAGATAAACATCAAAGTCTTTGCGCTCTTTATGTTCTATTTTTAGTATGCGATATGTAGTTGAGAATGGTACGTTAACCCACTCACTATCGAATACTTCTATTTGGTAATACTTAACGTCACTACGTGCATTGAACAGAGACATCTTTGTCTTCACTACCCCGGCAATATGTGACGGTCTTAGTTCTGGGTAGGCTGGTGTCATGTCATGTGCAGATAATGCAGATGCCCAGCCAAGTAGTACAAGAGTAGCTTTACTTAGCAATGCACTCTGCCTGAACGATGGCTGTATATGTACCACCTGTAAAGGGTTTACTTACGCCATAGGAAGCTGTAGAAGCTGTACTAAACCAAGTAGAACCTGCGACAGTAAGATCAAATACAGTAACGTTATCGTAGGTTACTTTGGCTGTGTCATACGCAGCCATACCTGCGTCAGATGTTTGCGACACAGAGGTTCCGCCTGTCCATGCCACTGTATCTGTCAGTGTAGGAGACGAAGAGAATGAGTTAGGGTGTGTGATCTTAGCTTCATAGTAGTCTGCGATAGCTACATCGTACCGGATGATAGGTTCAATACCTCCATCTGCTGCAAGTGTGCTTAGCTTGTCGGCTGTAGGGTTTCCATACACACCACTTGTGTCAGTTTGAATTACACACTTGGCAGATACGTTACCTATAATATTTACTTCCGCAAGTACAGGCATAGCACACATAGATAGAATTAGTATTGGGTATTTCATAAGTATCCTCATTAGTTATACTGCATCTGCACCATCTTCTCGTGCAGTAATTGTTGCGCCAGATTATTCCTTAGAGCTTTCTTATTGTCGGGTAAGTTCGCATCGGCAAGGGAATTATTGTCTTGGTAGTATCCACCATTTATGGTAGAGTTATAATACATAGCTATGTTAGTTTGTAGATTGATCTGGTTTATAATGTCTGCTTGACCTGCAGTTTTCATCATGGTTAGTGCATTAGCAGAGGCAGTCAAACCCATCTCAAGTCTAGTTTCTTTTTCTTCTTCTTCATCGTCTACTATACGATTACCATCTTCATCGTATTTAAAACTACTGTCGTTGTCTAGTGCGTCAGCTACTGTGTCATCTTCTAAAGCGTCATAGACATCTACTTCTACTATAACTGGTACAGGTTTTACGTAACCGGGACAGGCAGAGCTAATCTGTGGGTCATAGCACTCATCTATTCTATAACTATATACTACCACAGCGTCCGTTATTTGTCCAGTTCCCTCAACTTCTATTGATCCGTTACCCCAGTTAGTTGCGGGACTGTTACCTATTGAGAAAGACTTGGTGATTGTGTTGCTTGGTACGCCTGACCAATCGTCTGTCTCTCTGAATGTGTAACCACTGCCGTTTGCATTAAGATTACCTACGTGTACCTTCATGGCGTCTTCGGTATTCTTTACGGTAGTGTATCTGTATATCAACCCGTTTATGTCTAGCCCAGTTACCGAAGGTAGTACTGCACCCATAGACCAGTTTAAACCATTGGCTGCTGCATTGCCTGTTGTACTATAGGTGTATGGCTCAGAATAAGAGTACGAGGCCAAGGACACCAAGGACAGCACCAATACCAATTGTTGAATTGTCTTGTGCATTTAGTATACCTTTTATAATTCCTTCATCCATCTTAGGTGTAGGGTCTTCGTTAGCTTCCATCTCCCATGCAGTCTTGGCTGCTTGACCAATCAAACCATCTTTGGGACAGGGAGTACCTGCATCCATCATTGCCTGCCAGACATTTTTATCCTGACACATAACGGATACTGCAGCTACCTTCATGCCCATGTCGTACATAGTCTTGGCATTCTTTAGTCGAAGGCAGTTGTCTTCTGTATATACTTTACCTACTGAGATACCAAGTATCTGAGTTTGTACTGCACCTGCTACACCTATGGTGCAGAGATCACCATTACCAGAACTAATCTGTGGTGATATAGCTGACGGTGGTGGGCTACGAACCGTGGTATCCATGTTACCACTTGATGTTACTGTACTGGTTGAGTCCGTATAGATAGTATCATCTACTTGTGCATAGACCTCAGAGCCTATTAAGATACATACTAGTAGTGTTAAATAACGAATCACTTTTCAGCCTTTTCTCTCATTGCGTCCACTGCATCTCGAATAGCTTTTATGTTCTCATCAATACGCCCAAGCATTACTGCCTGTAGCTGTGCAGTCTTCTCTACTTCATTGATCCTTATCTCATGCCGTGCAATCTCACGGGCGTTAGTCTCAACGGTAGCGTCGAGAGTTGACATATACCAAACCAGCCCTACTGTTTGCACAGCAATGGCTAGGATGAATGTAGCGGGTACAGACTTAGACATATGCCAACTCTCTTGCTTCATTAGTTTACAACTTCCGCTTCTTCGACTTCCTCTGGCGCTTCAAGTGAAGTAGCCAAGCGTGCAACGAAGGCATCACGGCCCACTGCAAGTTGATCCATGTTGAAGCGAGCATTGTCCAGCTTACGGCCAAGATCGTTGACGTGGTTAAGCAGGACTTTCTGCTCGTCGGTCATGTCTTCAACAAGGTATTCGATGTCGTTGACTGTGATTGGTGTTTTGTCATTTTTAGCCATCACTAAGTCTCCTTTATGGTTAAAGTTAAGCTGCGATTGCAGCGTTGGCAGCGGTCATATCTTCTGTAGTCCAGTAGTCTTTAGCTACCATGATTTCCAGATGCTCGACATTGCGAGACACTGTGTCTGCCCAATCTTCATCTGGCATATCCTCTGGTTGACCAGCGTTAATTAGATCAACTGAGTGGCCC